TCAGGCCGGAACGAAAACCTGCCGGAATGGCCCAGGCCCGAAACGGGACGAGACCTGGGCCACAGCCAGGCTGAAGCCCGATGACACCCCGTCGCTGGCCTGGGCGGATGCGGGGTATTCAAACAAGCACGTCGTAGATGTGTATTCCGCGCGGATGGCCGCCCCCACCATGACGCGGACAAGATAGGTCTCCGTCTCCTCGCCCAACGGCACGTCGCCGGCGTTCCAGCCATCGCCATCAAGCCGGGTCCGCCGGACCCACCTTGCGGTGACGGGTGTCCCCGATCGTCCGGTCGCGCGCAGATGGGCCACGGAATAGGGCCGAAGCCCAACGCCATCAAAGGCAAGCGTGGCCTCGACGATGTTCGGATCGTCATACCCGCGCAGCGCGGCGCCGATGCGATAATGCCGGGCCAGACCAAGGGCGCTGACCGGCAGGTCGATCTGCGACAGGCTCCGGTCAAGAAGCACCACGGTGCTGCCAGCCGGCCACGGCCGCAACATGGCCTCGCCGGTGCCAAGTTGGCCCCTCAGGCGCAGGCTGAGGTCATAGGTATCCTCAGCCACCAGTGTTGCAGAGGCGAACTGGAAGATCTCCCAGCCGGAAGCCCCGCCATCCCCGATCGCCATCGCATTCGCGCCGTTGAGGACATCCAGCGCCGAGGCCGCCGAGAGCCTGCCCCCCACGACCTTCACCCGCAGCGCCGGGCCCCGATCCCAAAGACCGGCCGGAAAGGCGGGCAGCTCCGACTCGGTCACCCCGACAATCGACGGTGCCGCGACAAGACGGTTCAGCTCGAACCCGCTGTCGCTGGCCGAGGACCAGACGGCCACACTGCCCGGCCAGGGATCGGCCGCCACCGCGACATAAGGCGCGTGGGGCTTTTCCTCGCCGGTAAGGATCGGCAGATCAAGGAAGACCGGAAAGACCGGAACCGGCGCGACGAACGCCCGTGCCGAAGGCGTATCCTCAAGACCCGGTCGGCGCTCGTAAAGACTGCCCTCCACGCGCACGGCCTCAATCAGCCGCACATCGCCATGGTCGATGCGATCCACCCGATAGGTGCTGCCATCCGGCAATTCGATCCGGTCCCCCGCCCCCAGTTGGCGCGACGATTGCGGCAGCGCCAGCCGCACCGCATCGCGGGCAACCCGCGACTCGGACAGCCAGCGCAGCACAATCTCGGATGCCTCGCCCGCGGTCAGAACCAGTTGCATATCGGACGCCATCACCGAAGGCCGGGTCTCGTCAGGAATACGCGCCTCAGCAGCGCGGATCTCGTAATCCCCGTCGCTTTCGACATGCCCAAGGCGTACGAACCCGGCCATTTCCGGTTCCGAGGCACGCAGATGCTCAACCACGCCGTCCAGATCATCGGACATCGCCAGAGTGCCGGCCGTGATCTGGTGATCAACGCCCGGTCGACGGGGCAGAAAGCGCAAGGCTCCGTCACGCTCGACCGCATCAAAGGCGAAGGCCGCGGCCAGGGGCTGCAAGGTTGCCCGGGCCGTCTGGTTTTCGGCATGGGCATAGCCGCGCACCACCCCGAAAAGGGCCTTGGTATCGACCGCAACACCCCCGCTCCTGGCGCAGATCTCCTGAACAACGGCGGCCAGCGGCTGGTTCGTCGCCCGGCCGTTCAGCCAATGCCCCCGCCCATAGGCCGCCCCGTCGCTCCACAGGTCGCTGCGGGACGGAAAGGCGGGAAACGGACGGCTGTCCCAGGCCCAGGCATGGCAACGGGCAAGATCAACCATCCGCCCCTCATAGGCCGATGCCGCAGGGTTGTTGGCCGGGTCGGCCCAGAACTCGGCCATGGCGCGGTAATATTGCATCTGGATCACATCGTCGCGAAACCCAAGCGAGGCCCTCGGCAGCGCGGATTCAGACGAATGGATGTCCAGAAATCGGTTGGGCTGGTTGGTCGCCTTGTCGATGGCCGCGCAGCCGTATTCGGTAAACCGGATCGGTTTCGATCCGGGCACCCAGCCTGTCGGCACGGCAGCCCGGACACCTGCGACCCGCGGATAATGATCGTTTTCCCACCAGCCCTTCAGATCCTTGGCCCGGAACACCCAGGGCTCGCCATGGGCGCCATCGGTGATCGGCAGGCGCACCTGCGCGGCCTCTCCGGCCGGGCTGTCGTAATACCAGTCAAAGGCCTCGCCCCCCGCGATGTTGGACTTCAGATAGCCAAGGTCATGGATCGCCCCCCAGCCGGCATCCGCATGATCGGTCCCGTCGCGCCAATCCGACATCGGCAGGTAGTTGTCGATGCCCACAAAGTCGATCGCCGGATCGGACCAAAGCGGATCAAGCGGGAAATGGACACCGTCTCCAACGACATAGCTGCCGTATTCGGTCCAGTCCGCCGCATAGGTCAGCTTGCAGCCTGCCCCCAGAACCTGCCGCACATCCGCCGCAAGCTGCCGCAGGGCCGCAACCGCCGGAAAGCCGCCGGCCCCGTCCCGAAGCCGCGTCATCCCAGGAAGCTCGGACCCGATGCAGAAGGCATCCACCCCGCCCGCCGCCTTGCACAGCATGGCATAGTGCAAAACGAAGCGGCGGAACGACCATTCGTCAGGGCCATGATAAAGAACATCGCGGCCTGAAATGACAAAATCCGCCGGCTTTGCCGTTCCGAAGAAGGCGTCGACCTCTGCCGCAACAGCCGCGCTTGCATCCGGCGACCCCGCCCGTCCCGGGGCCGTGGAACAGGTGATCCGTCCTCGCCAGGGCAAGGCGGGCTGGCTTGCCGCCCCGGACCACGGGTCCGCAAGGCCATTGCCGGACACCTGATCCATCAGGATGAACGGGTAGAACATCACCTCGCGCCCCGCAGCCCTGACGGCGCGGATCGCTTCGATCACCGCCGCATCCGCCGGCGTGCCCCCATAGATCGACCGCCCCTCGATCCGCGGCACTTCAAGCGCCTCTGCCCGCCGGATACCGCCGGATCGCCAGGGCATCCGCACACCGTCATGTGCCACCTGTTCGACCTTGGGCCGAATCTTGCAGACCCCGCAGCGCAGATCACTGCCGAACCACGATGCCACAAGTGAAACCGAACCAACATTCGGCAACTCGGACGTCAGATGGTCGAAGCTGGTCAGAAAGTCGCTGCGCCCCGAGGCCGAATTGACATTGGCCGTCCGGTTCCGGCCCGGACCGTACGCATAATGCACCTCGGAAGTCGCCAGCGCATATTCCCCCGTGCCCGGAATCAGCGCCACCGCCCTGATCACATCGGCAAGGGTCGGCTCGCCCCCTTGCGCGGCGCGAACCACCTCAAAGGTGAACTGGGGAATCCGGCTGCCATAAGGTGTCAGGTCAAGATCCTCGAACACCACATAGGCCAGCCCCCGATAGGCCGGTGCCTGCCCTGCCCCTTCGATGGCCTCGATCTTGGAATCCGGCAACTGGTCCTCGGTCCCCCTGTAGACCCGGTAGGACAGCGTCGAGAGGTCAACCTCAGCCCCATCCGCCCAGATCCGCCCGACCTTGAGGATTTCCCCTTCGCACAGGCCAATCGCCAGGCTGACGGAATAGCTGTACTGCGTGACCGAAGGTCTGCCACCCTTGCCGCCGCGGCTGCTGTTGGCATGTTCCACGAACTGCGAAGACCAGATCGCCTGCCCCGCAACCCGCATCCGGCCCCAGATGCGTGCGACGGGCGCCCCCTCGCTTGCCCCGGTCAATCGCAGCCGGTCGATCCGGCCAACCTCAACCGGGTCCGAGCCGCCGCCCAGAATACGCTGGTCGATGGCGCGGCCGAGGGTTGCGCCGATGGCCCGCCCGATCACTGCGCCTGAAAGGCCAAGGATCGTTCCGCCAAAGCCGGCCCCGATCGCCGCGCCCGCCGCCGAAAGGAGAAGCGTCGCCATGGTCAGTTGTCTCCTTCGGGAAAGGCAAAGCGGGCCGCGATCCGGCGCGCCCAGGGTGCGCTCAACGCACTTTCGGTCACATCATGTCCGCTGTAGGCGTGAATGAACCGTGGCACCGGCCCAAGCGCCGACTGCACGCCCAGATGCCTGGCCGGCCCCCGGTCGCAAACCCGGAACAGCAGGACATCGCCCATGGCGGCGCTTGCACCGTCCTTTTCCACCAGCCAGACCCGCGCCGCAGCCAGCAAGGTTTCGCGGCGGTCGGCTTCGGCCCAATCGGGCTTGTAGGCCGGCACAAGGCACGGTTCGGCCCCGTAAAGCGCCCGCCAGATGCCACGGATCAGGCCAAGGCAATCCGATCCTGCACCGCGCGTGCTGGCCTGATGGACATAGGGCGTGCCAAGCCACAGCCTGGCCTCGGCAACGGCCCGCTCACCAACTGTCATTCCACGATCCCGCCCAGCAGATCATGCAAACTCCGGCTGCCACCGTCGGCCGGCTGGCCGGCGCGCGGATAGGCGGTCAGCCAGTCCTCGCCGGGAATGTGCGGAAAGCCGCGAAAGTTCAGAAAATTGGCAAACTTGGCGCGGCAGGTGGCCGCCCGCTTGTCACAGCCTGCGGTCAGCCGGACCCGATCCCCCGCAATCAGTGGCGCGCGGATCGACTGCCACAGCTCGATCTGCCGCGCGCTGCCATTCTGGCGGTCGCCCCGGATCATCACCCAAAGCCCCGCCGCCTGTCCCGTCAGGACATCCAGCCGCCCCCCCTCGAACCACCGCGGATCAAAGCCGGCCGCGCCCGGAAACTCCAGCACCCGCTGGTCCCGGTCCAGCGCGCCCACCTCCCATTCCGCGAAATACCCCGGCTGCGACAGATCAAAGCCGCAGCGCCCGTCTCCCAGAACGGCGTTGCAGGTCCGGGTATAGGCCAGACCCGTGATCTGGTTCAGCGGCTCGGTCAGCCCCCGCAACTCGGCCCGGAACTCTGCGCCCTTGCGCACAACTTCGCCCAGGGTGCCCCGGAACAGTTCGGCCCGCTCCTCTGGCCGGGCCCAGTTGACCAGCCAGACCCGCACCTCCGCCCCGTCGAAACGCCCCGCCGACAGATCGGCCTCGCAGATCGCGTCATCCGACAACGCGCCCACCGCCTCGCTGTTGTCGACCGACAGGCCGGTCGCCTGCTGCAAGGCCAGCGCATTCAGCCCGGTGTCGGCCTTGCAGACGATCCCGTCGATCGTCAGCGGCTGATCGTGGTCGGTGAACCCCAGCACCGTCCCGTCCCGCCGCAGCAGCACCCAGGCACGGCAAACCGTGGTCGTGCCGCCCTGCAGATGCAGATCAAACGCCGCCGCCGTCATTGCCGGACCTCCACCACGGGAACGCTGGGCACATCCCCCGCCTGAAACGACGCCACCGAAACCTGGATGCGGTCGGTGTCGAAGCGCACCGGCACGTCAAACTCGAACCCGGCGGTGATCCGGGCGCCAAGCGGCGGCGCGGTGGCAAAGCGGATCTCGCCCATGGCAGGATCAACCGTGAACTCCAGCCCCTCGACCTTGGGGTCGCCCGCGACCGCCACCAGAACCGATCCCGCAACCGGCTTGCGAACCGGGCGGGCATAGCTTTCCGCCCCCGACCGATAGGTCTTGACCAGTTGGAACACCGCCGCCAGCCCGTCGCCGACGCCGATCACCTGATCGTCGAAGCTGACCGCCCGTGTTGCCGGGCCAGACCGGTAATCCGCCCAGTCCCTCCAACGAAAGCCGTGCAACTGCCCGGACCTTGCCTCGAAAAAGGCGATCAGCGTCTCGACATCATCCAGCGACCGCAGCCCCAGACCCGCGTCATAGCGGCGGCGGCTGTGGGCCCAGGGCGTGTTGCGCTCTTCGTGCCCGTTCTGCAGCGTCACGATCTCGGTGCGCCGCTCGGGGCCACCGACCGAACCGAAGCTCAGGTTGGCCGGGAAACGGATTTCGTGGAATGCCATTCTTCTCACCTGTTGCGTTGACCGCGGGCCAGCGCGCGGCCCACCTGCGCCGCGACCTGGGATTGGCTGCGCTCAAAGCCGCGCACGTCTGGCGTGGTGATGTTCATCACCACGTTGACCGGGCGCGCCCCGCCGGACGCCTGCACGCCAAGCCGCCCGTCCGCGCCGCGCGTCAGCGGCATGATCGCCTCGGGCCCGGCCTCGCCCATCAGCCCGCGCCCGCCCCGCATGGCAAAGCTGACGGGCGAGGCGACGATCCCGCCTTGGGCAAACGGCATCACGCGGCCCTGCGAAAAGCTGCCGCCCTTTTCAAAGGGCATCAGCCCGCCCATCACCGCGCTGACCCCTTGCGCCAGCGCCCCGCCAAAGGCGTTGGTGACCGGCTTCATCGCGATGGCGTAGATCGTGTCGACCATGGTCTTCGCCACGTTTTGCAAGGCGTCCGACAGTTTCATCCCGTCAAACACCAGCCCGTCGAACGCCCGGCGCAATCCACCTGACAGGCCAGATGACAACGTGCTGACCTCGCGATTGGTAAAGACCGCCGTTTCCCGCATTCGCGCCAACTCACCGTCAAAGACGGCCACCACCGCCGCCGAACTGCCAAGCTGGGCATCCAGCGCCGCCAGTTGCTCGGTCAGCAGATCAATCCGCTCCATTCCCTGCTCCCTTGGTCACGTCCGGAAAGGCGGCGGCCAGTTCGGCCAGCCGCGCCCGTGTCAGCGGGGCCGCGCCCTGCTCGATGCCCAGCATGATCCGCAGTTCCACCGGCGTCAGACGCCAGAACACCGCGGGCTCAAGCCCCAGCCCGTTCAACCCCGCCCGCATCAGGCCGGGCCAGTCCAGACCGGGCATCATCCCGCCTCGGGCAAGGCAAAGGCGCGCGCCAGCAGTTCCGCCGCAGCCCGCGCCGCCGCGACCGGCCCCCCGCCGATCTCGGCTGTCATCAGATCAGCCGCGGTACCGGGCCACCCCCCGCCCCGCAGCCCCGCCACCACCAGCGCCAGCACGTCGCGCGACGAAAACCGCCCGCCCTCGAACCGCTCGACCAGATCCAGCAGCGATCCCGCCGCCAATCCGGCCTCCAGTTCTGCCAGCGCGCCCAGCGTCAGCCGCGCCACATGCGGCTTGCCGTCGAGAAGGATCTCGACCTCTCCCGCCCAGGGGTTCGCCATCAGAGCGCCGTGAACGTCAGCACGCCGGCCGAGGCAAGCGCGACCTCATAGGTCGCCTCGCCATTGTGGCTGCCGGCATATTCCAGCGCGGTAATCTGGAACGGCCCCTCGACAATGCCGAAACCGGGGATGATCACCTGAAACGCCGGAATCTCGCCGGAAAAGAACACCTGCCGCGCGCGCTCGTCGGTATTCGCATCGCGAAACACCCCGGACCCGGAGATTCCCGCCGATTTCACCCCCGCGCCGGCCAGCAGTTCGCGCCAGCCACCCTGCGATTCCAGACTGGTCACATCGACCGTCTCGGCATTGAAACTCAGTCGCGTTGCGCGCAGGCCGGCGACGGTTTCGAAATGTCCGTCTCCCGTCTGGTCGATCTTGATCAGCAAATCCTTGCCGGCCTGAACAGCCATGGTCATCTCCTTGAAAAGGTTGTCGTCTTGGCTTGCGCCGTCAAAGTTCGACCCTGGCGCGGAAGCTCAGGTCGATCCGGCGCACCTCGCCTTCGTCAATCCGCCGGGCCGTGGCACGCTGAAACGTCAGGCTCACCAGCCGCCCCCTCGTCAACGCCAGCGCAGCTCCCGACAAAGTGTCCGTGATCGCCCCGGCAATCGTCTTTGCCGCCAGAAAGCCGGTGCCATCACTGATCACGCTGATTGCCACAACATGCTCGGCCCCGGCCCCGGTCTTGTCGCTGGCATCGCGCACGTCTTCCGGGCCAAGCAGCACGAAAGTGCCCGCCGGGGACGGCGGCACCGCGTCATGGATCGCCACCCCGGCCAAAGTCGTGGCATCGGCCAGCGCCTGAAATACCGCCGCCTGCAAGGCGGCCGCTGCGCCATAGCTCATTTCGGGGCCTCCTCCCGGCAATGACAGGTCAGCCAGCGCCCGGCCGGATCACGCTCGGCCACCGCCAGGATGGTGAAGATCCGGCTGCCTTCGCGGAACCTCTGGTCCGGGCGCGGCCGGTTCGGCGCGCCGGGCAAGGCCGCCCGCACCGTGATGCGGCAGGCAACCGAACTCAGCACCACCTCTTCGCCAGCTGGATCGCGCCCCGCCCCGGCCACCACCTCGGCCCAAAGCGTGGCCACCGGCTGCCAGACCGTGGCAAAGCCGCCCGCCCCGTCGGCCACGCGCTCGGCGCCCTCCAGAACCAGCGCGCGGTTCAGATGCGGCACCTTCATCTCCGCCCCCTTCCGCCCAGGAGTCTGACCGCCCGCCAGCGTTCGATCAGCGTGGCAACGGCGAACGGCAGCCCCGCCTGCCCGCTGCCGTCATCATGGCGATGCTCGTAGAACTCGGCCGCCAGCAGCAGCACCGCCTGCCGCAGATCGGCCGGAACATCAGTCCAGCCAAGGCCGAACCCGGCATCAAAGGCGATCACCACCCGCCCCCCGGACGGGATCAACGGCAGCGCCATTCCGGCGGCAACCAGCCGGGGCCGGTGCAGATCGACCTCCAGCCGATAGCTGTCCGGCGAAACCACCGTCTGCCCGCCGTCCGCCGCAACCAGCGTCACCGCCGCGATCCGCGCCACCGGCCCCAGCGGGAGCGCCTGCTCAACCGGATCGCGCCACCCGGCCAAGGCCCATTCGAAGCGCCGTTCCAGCAGCGCCTTGGCCGTCCGCCCCTCGATGACCGAGATCGCGGCGCGAAGATGGCTTTCCAGAAGCCCGTCCTGCGCCGGCGCCAGCGCAAACCCGCTGCCCAGCCGCAGATGCTCCTTCAAGGCCTCGACCGGCAGGGCCGCCCCCGGCACCGCCGTCACTTCGGTCAACATCATGTCTTTCCCCCGATCCCGCCGATGAACTGAAACCGGCGCGGGGCGCGCGACCCTGCGCGCGCCCCGCGCCGGGCCGCCGCCTTACGAAACGGCCACTTTCAGCAGCTTGATCGCGGCATAGTCGGTGACATCGCCCCCCACGCGCTTGCTGGCATAGAACAGCACATGCGGCTTGGCGCTGAACGGATCGCGCAGGATGCGCAGGTCGGGGCGCTCGGCCACCGTATAGCCGGCGGCAAAATCGCCGAAGGCAATCGGATAGCTGTTCGCCGCGACATCCGGCATGTCCTCGCAGATCAGCACCGGATAGCCCATCAGCCGCGCGGGTTCGCCCGCCTGCAGGCTGTCGCCCCACATGAAGCGGCCATCGGCATCCTTCATCTTCCGCACCGCGCCGGCGGTCTTGGAATTCATCAGGAAGGTGCCGTTCGCGCGATAATCCGCGCCCAGGGCATAGACCAGGTTCACGATGCAGTCGCTGGCATTGGTGGTGGCGAAATCCGCCGCCGCCCCGGTGGGCACATAGCCCAGGCTGCCCCAGGCCCAGCTTGCATTCGCCACCTTGCCCGGCAGCAGAATCCCCTTCGGCTTGTCCACGCCATCGCCGCTGATGAAGGCCGCCGCCTCGGCGCGGATAAAGCGCGTGGCGATCTTGCCGGCCAGCCAGCCTTCCACGTCAAAGGCGCTGTCATCCAGCAGGCGCTGGCTGGCCTTCGGCATCGCGCTCAGCTCATGCAGCCGGATCGAGATGCGCTCGATGGTCGGCGTCGCCGTTTCCGCCGCCGCGCCGCTTTCGGTCGCCCAGCCCGACCCCACTTCGCTGCGGTCGATCAGCACATCGAACGAGGTCGCCTCGACCTGCACGACATTGGCCACCGCCCGCAGCGACGAGGTGGACACCAGCATCGACCGGATGCTGTCCGCCGTCTGCGGATCGACCAGATAGCCGCCATCCGCAGCCACCGCGCCGGACATGGCCTTGCCATCCAGCACCAGGCCGCGCAGCCCGTCATCGTCGCCGGTCCGCAGATAGGCGTTGAACGCCTGTCTGTGCGGAACGTCCAGCTCCACCGCGGTCGAAAGGGCCGGGCGTCCGTAGGTCATGGTTTTCCGATCCAGCATGGTCAGTCGCTCTTCCTGATGTTGCAGCGCTTTCTTCACGTCACCCTGAAAGCTGTTGAATTCCTTCAGGAAACCGGACATCGCGGTTTTCACCTCCGCGGCCGGCGAATGGGCCTGGGGCATGGCTTCCCCGGCCCGAGACTCTCTCTCGGTCATCCTTCGATCCCTTCTGTTCAGGTTCAGTTCCGGGCGCGCTCAGCGCCCGGCCAGGCTCCGGCGCGCCTCGTCAAAGACACCGGCCAACTCGTGGAAAAGGCCCGACAGATCGTCGGATTTCGCCGCCACCCGCGCCTGCGGCAGCATCGGAAAGGTCACCAGCGACACTTCCCACAGGTCCAGCTCCTGCAACAGGCGCTGTCCCTTGCCGTCGCGTTCCGCCCGGACGGTGCGATAGCCGATCGAAAGCCCGTCGATCGCCCCCGCCGCCAGCAGGGCCGCAACTTCGCGGCCCTTGCCGATCTCGGTCAGCAGGCGCCCCTTGACCCGCAGGCCGGTGGCATCCTCCCGCACCTCGTCCCAGACGCCGATGGGCTGTCCCGGATCATGCTGCCACAGCATCTTGACCCGTCCGCCCGCAGCCCCCAGCCGTTTCAGCGACGCGGCATAAGCCCCCTGCGCCACCACATCCCCGCCCTGGTCGCGCAGGCCGAAAATCGAGGCATAGCCCGTCACGACATGCCCCTCCGTCACTGTCAATCCCGCCTCGGGACGGTGGAATTTCCGCTCCGGGGCGCCATATCCGCCGTTCATCGCCTCACCTCATTGCTGCCCTGATCAGCGCCTCGGCCCCCTGCGTCAGCAGAAAGGCCGCGACCCCGTAAACCCCCAGCCAGATGCGCCGCTCCAGCCGTTCCAGCGCGGCGTCGATCTGCGCCAGCCGGTAATCCAGCGCCGACCACCGCTCCTCCATCACCCGTTCATTGGCCTCGATCCGGGCCTGCGCCGCATCGAAACTGTCGAACAGGAAGCGCGACCCCGCGCCTTCCTTGCGCAGGTTCATTCCGCCTCCGGCAATCGCGGCAGCCCCAGCAGGGCCCGCTTCTCGGCCACGGTCAGGAAATCGGCCGCCCCCACGCGGGTCCATTGCTGGTCACGCTCGATGGCCAGCGCCGGGATCTGGTCCAGATCCGGCCGCAGCTCCACCGTCTCGCCGGTGAACCCGGCCAGCCAGTGCGACAGCGCCGCCAGCACCCGCTGCGCCAGCGGCAGCACGGTCAGCCGATAGAAGGCGCGGTTCGCCTCCTGATAATTGGCATAGGTGGCGTCGCCCGGAATCCCCATCAGCATCGGCGGCACGCCGAAGGCGATGGCAATTTCCCGCGCCGCCGCCTGCTTGGTCTCGTGAAACTCCATGTCGCTGGGGCTGAACCCCATCGGCTTCCAGTCCAGCCCCCCTTCCAGCAGCATCGGCCGCCCGGCATTGCGCGCGCCCTGGTGATGCGCCTCCATCTCGCTGACCAGCCGGTCATACTGGTCCGGTGTCAGCACAGACCCGCCATCCGTACCCTTGTAGACAATCGCCCCCGAAGGCCGCGCGGCATTGTCCAGCAGCGCCTTTGACCAGGCGCTGGCGCTGTTGTGCACGTCGATCGCCACCGCCGCCGCCTGCAGGGGCGACAGCCCGTAATGGTCATCCTGCGGGTGAAAGCTGCGGATGTGGCAGATCGGGCTCTGCCCCTCGCTCACCGCAAAGCGGTGCGTCCTGCCCCCCACGGCATAATCATAGGCCACCGGCCAGCCATCCGGCCCCGGCACCAGCGCCATCCGGTCGCTGCGCAACACATGCAGCTCGCCCGGCATCGCCCCCGGCCCCGGCACCGCCTCGACATAGGCATTGCCCGACAAGAGCAGATGCCCGAACACCGCCTCCATCAGCTCGGCCCGCCCCTGCCCGCCATTCGGGCGCGCCAGCAGCGCCAGCAGCGGATGCTGGTCGAACCGACGTTCGGCATCCTGGCACAGCACCGGCAAGGCCGCCGCCGCCTCGGCAATCAGCCGCACGGCGCGGAACCCGATGGGATTGCCCTGAAACCCCGCCTTCGCCAGCGACACCGCATCGCGCGGGCTCCAGGCCACACGGCCCGACCCGGCCCAGGCGATCACCCGCCCGGTGGCGCTGGCCTTCTTCTCCGGCATCGCGGCAGGCCCCGCCTGCCCGGCCCGTTTCAGGAAATCGAACACCTCGGTCGCTCCTTTCGTCGCATGACAGCGCCCCCGCCGCCCCGCCGGGGCCGACGAACCTGCCATTTCATCTGTCCAGAAATATCCCGGGGTCCGGGGCAGCGCCCCGGGGGCCGCCAAAGGCCCCGGCGCTCAGATCGTCCGCACCGCCGGCCGGCCGATCCGGCCAGTCGGATCGACCATCAGCTCGGTCAGCGCCCAGACCAGCGCATCCAGCCGGTCAGGGCTGCCAGAGCCCTCCCACCCCGTCCGCGCCATCTTCATCATCTGCGCCTCCAGCGCCTGCAGGCCCCGGACATGCGCCACCCGGCCCTGCTCATACAGCGCCGCCACCGGCTCGGCGCGCAGCATCTTGCCCCGCATCGCCCGCACCTCGCGGATCGGCGCCAGCGGATCGCTCTGCCGCACCACCTGCGCCACCAGATCGCCCCCCTGGTTGACCTCGACCACCAGCCGCTCGGCCCCGAACTCCTCCAGCGCGGCCAGCGCGGCCCGCGCCCAGCCATCCGGCGAGGCGCCCTTGACGCTGCGGTCGGCCAGCACCACCGCCCGCCATGCGGCCGGCGGCCCGCGCAGATCGGCGCCGACCACCACGATGCCACATTCGTCGCTGGCCTTGGTCGCGGTTACCGGCGGGTCCACCGCCACCACAACCCGGCTTGGCCGCACCTCCGGCGCCGCCTGCGCCGCCGCGATCATCGCCGGCGTCCACAGCGCCCCCTCGGCCTCTTCCACCAGCACCCCCTCCAGCTCCTGCCGGCCCAGGCTGGTGCCGGCATAGCGCGCCTGCACCTCGGCCAGGAAACTCTCGGCCAGCCAGGCGCGGTTCGCCTCGGTCGGGGCATGGGTGATCACGGTGGACGGGTTCTTCAGGATCGCCTTCAGCACATCGACATTGCGCGGCGTGGTCGTCACCACCTGCTGCGGGTTGCGGCCCAGCCGCAAGGCGAACTGAAGCTGGTCCCAGGCCTCGCGCCCCTTCGACCATTTCGCCAGCTCATCCGCCCAGGCCGCATCGAATTGCGGGCCGCGCAAGGATTCAGGGTCATGCGCCGAAAACACCTGCGCCTCCGCCCCATTCGGCCAGACCAGCGTCTTGCGCCCCGCCACCCACTCGGGCCGCCGGTCGGGCGGCGAACAGGCCAGGATGCCGCTGTCGCCCATCACCATCACCTCGCGCGCCTGGTCCACCGTCTCGGCCACCAGCGCCAGCCGCGACGCCCGCCCCGCCGCCAGCGGCGTGCCGCCTTCGACCATCGACCGCACCCATTCCGATCCGGCCCGCGTCTTGCCCGCCCCGCGCCCGCCCATGACGACCCAGGTCTTCCAGGCCCCGGCCGGCGGCACCTGATGCGGCAGCGCCCAGAATTCAAAGATCCAGGGCAGCGCCAGCAGGGCGTTCTCGCTCAGCCCCGCCAGAAAGCCGTCAATCTCCTCTTGCGTCGCGGAGGCAAGCCAGACGGCGCCCGATTTCAT